CAGCAAGCATTTTGGAAACTAGCCGGAGCGAATGACTTCGCCCAGAAAGTGAACCCACTAACCTTAGTTAAAACTCGCCGACGCGGTCAGGTTGACCCTGAGGCTGTTTCCCACGAGAACCTAGGGATTTTGGTCATTGACCAGAATGGTTCCTTTTGGAAATGGAACTGTGGCTGGTGGGTGGTTGACCGCAAGGGTGCTAAGGTTTCCCAGCGGCCTATCGGACACCTGGCATTCCGTCGCATCCCCAAAGCGACCCGACTCCAACTCAACACCCACGATATTCAAGTCGCTCGGCCCGCCGGCGAGTGGAGACGCTGGTGCAATGACCACGTGTTCGGGACACCGACATTATTCTACCACGAGATTTACAAGCACGTTCGCGTGCTCGCCTCCGATGGGGTTCATGCGGTGGTTAGAAACTACTACCAGGATGATGCACCTCGCAAGGAGGTGTTCTTCTCATCACTCAGCGAACTCAAGATGAGCGAGACCAAGAAGTCCATGGTCCACAAAGAAAAGAAAGCAAAACCAGTTGCCAATGCTGTCAACCTTGTTATTTCAGACGAACTCCTCAAGTCCCTACTCGCATGAAGACTGACTTAGAAAAAGACCGTCAATCTCCAATGATTCGTTTCATCAGGGACTACCAACAACAGTGCCGAAACATCCAGCGAGAATCCGGTCGGCCCATCGAAGATATTGTTAACGAACAGGCTGCCAAACTTGAACAGAAACCATTCCAACTCCCAGAACGTCCATGAACTACCTCCTATTCCCTCACCGCAACGAAAGTTGGTTCATCCCAAACTGGTTGTGGAAACGCCTCCCGGACAACTCCAAAGGCCGGTTCCGTTGGCATCGTTCGCACAAACGCTCTTGTATGGTGAACCTCCAAACCTTCGAACTCACCATCCCAAAGCTACGCATTAGGCTTATTCAGGGTTCAGAACTCCAATCACCCGTGGTTGCTTATGGTCGAACCCTCGAGGAACTCAAACCCCTCCTCGAACTATACCGTGAACGCTCACCTATGGTTGAACGCTACGACGCAACCTGTGAAACTTGGACATCCTTCACCTCCTGCAAGCTATGACCTGCGCCTGCGGATCACCAATTCACCCCGAGCGTGTCGAACTCGGGTTCCATTGCTGTATCGACTGTTCAACCGTCGAGAAACCCCTTGGAGTCAACCTCTACGGCGGCAAGACCGGCGGGGAACTTCAAATCCACCAGACGCGGGATTCCTACATCCAGTTCAAACAAGACACCTACCGCGCCGGTAAAAAGACCGGCATGATGTTGTCTAAAACCTCCAAAACCCGGACAAAATTCTAACCAATCTGAGACTCCAATTATGGCTGTCTCCCCGTGACGGTGGTCTTTAAGGGAAGCCTTTGCACGTTACCTAAACCCACCTCACATGAACCGGGGTCACCTACAACATGGCTGCTGTCCGTGGCCCCGGTTCTTTATTCTTACCAACTCCTTCCCATGACAACCAACCCCTTCCGACGCAGATCTTCGTATGACAAACTCTGCATTTGGTTCGACGACCACGGCAAACCAACCCGCCGTTACTGCACTCGAACCTACCGCACCTCCGACGGAGCTTTAGGTCTCCAACGCTGCAAACCAAACGGTCAACCAATCATCTCCACCGCAGCTCACAGTGCGTTAATCCACCCAGTAGTTTTAATTCAAAAAATCTAACCTCTCATCCTATGTATCGCAAACCTTCTACCCGTGCCGGTCGTTCCGACGCCCAACTCACTGACTTCACAACCCTCCACGAACTGTGGTATCGTCGCATCTGTGACATACTCCAAACCCGTCGTTGCACCCCTTCCGCAAGTTTCAAACAACTCTACACCGAGGTCCAACTCAACGCCCTCGACATCCCTTCCTCCGAGCTACAAAACTTTCGCCTTGCGTGGAACTCCTTCGCCCGGAAGTGTTACCAAACTTCCAAACTCTAATGAAACTCTCTGCACTCCTCACTGCATGTTTCTACCACCGCTTCCACCTTAACCACCTAGCCCTCCTAACCGTCCTCAACCTCCACCACACCCACGCCTTCTCCATTCAAACTCTCAACTCCTACACCGGAATCAATCCCAAAACAATCCCTCGTCTCCTAGCCCAACTTCTCCAAGTCAACCTCATCACAATCCAACCTGGCTCAAAAGGCGGTTCCACCCCGCGGCCCCACTTCTTCAGAGCAATCGTTCATGAGAACTATTCTCCTGAACTATACTCAGTCCAACGTCGGAAGTTAATCTCATTGAAACAATTCATCTCATGAAAAGTCGAACTCTCAATCTCAATGCACTTGTTGCATCCGGTATCACCCTCGAACAGTGGCTTGACGCTGACGAAGCTCAACAATCCCTTTGGTTTGACCAATTTCCAGGACCAGTTGTAGAACTTTCCAAAGAAACCGATGAAGAGTATTCCACACGTATCAGCCAACTAAACTAATGCAACTTACACCACACCAATCAGACGCCATTGACTACATTCTCAGAACCGTAGTCGATGACGAATGTTCCTTCATTCTTGGAGGTTACGCCGGCACCGGCAAGACCTTCCTGCTGTCGAAACTCATCCCGATGCTGCAAGACGATCACAAACTCAAGGTCAAAATTGTTGCACCAACCGGCAAGGCTGCAAGTGTCCTCCGCTCCAAAGGCGTCCCAGCCACCACCATCCACCGTTTGTGCTACGAAATGGTTTGCCCCAACCCACTCACCTTTGAAAAGGTTGCCAAACTCGACTGTGATGTTATCATCTGCGACGAGTCGTCAATGATTCCTTCCGACATCTACAACGACCTCCTCTCTTACAACATCCCGATCCTCTTTGTCGGTGATCCCGGTCAGCTTGAACCCGTGGGGAAAGATCCCAACATCATGAAGAACCCTGACTTCACTCTCACCGAGGTCCACCGCCAAGCTCTCGACAACCCCATCATCGCCTTCGCAACGTTCCTTCGAGAGAATCCGTGGGAGTTTGCATTTCGGTTCAAACACCACCTTGACTCCCCAGCTCTTTCAATCCGTCGAGGACTTGTTCCTGACCACCTCCCTATCTTTGACCAAATCATTGTCGGCACCAACAAGTCCCGCGTCACCTACAACACCCGCCTTCGCAAACTCCTCAACCACACTGGACCACCTCAACCCGGCGAGCGTCTCATCTGCCTTTCCAACTCACGCCGCTTCAACCTGTTCAACGGCCTTCAAATAACCGTGGGTGAACGCGGATGTAACACAACAACAGAAGAACTCCACATCCTCCGCGATGACTTCAATCAAATCGACAATGAACTCATCCCTATCAACCTCGACGCTCTCAACGTCGAAAAGTTCACTCCTGACTTCTCCCGTCGCACCAACCAAGTCCCATTCGACTTTGCCTACGCCATCACATGTCACAAATCCCAAGGCTCCGAGTGGGACAAAGTTCTGGTCATCGACCAAGCCTTTGGAACCCCGCCAAATCGTTGGCGTTACACCGCCGCAACCCGTGCCAAAGCCTCACTCGTCTGGTCCTGTTAACCCTTTAAACATCTCCTCTAATATGTGTTCCATCTGCACCCGTCCAATCGAACCCGAACGACTCGAACTCGGCCTCCTACTCTGCTTCGCCTGTGCTGACTCCCTCGACGAACGTCACTACCCCAAAGCCGTAATCCACAGCACATCTCCCGAAGGTGACTACGAAGTTGAAATTGTTTCCGGCACTGAATACACCAAACTAAAACACTACAATGACCACTCCTGACGAACCCGATTGCTTCTCACGTTTCACACCCGATCAAATCGACCGCGCTGACCGCCTCCACGACGAACTTCGTGACCGTCAGTGGGAAGAATCCAACGCTTGCCCTTGCGGTTCAGGTTTTCTTTCCGACCGCCTCTACGATGCACGCGGCATTTACTGCTGTCGCTATTGTGAAATCTGTGAACCAAACGTCCGCGCTAAATACCGCACCGACGTTCTCACCGATTCTAACTATTCTTGTGACGAACCAATCGAACCAGAAGACTACTAACATGACCTGCTCACGCTGTGGCTCACGCTACCCCAATCCCTACTGCCCCGTCTGTCAAGACGACGCTCTGCCACCTCAAGAGACTCCAGACTCCGAAGGTGGTTCACTCCTCAAGACTCTCAACCGCTTAATCAAATTCGTTCGAGAGAATAGTTCTCTTCAACCATTGCCTTCAACTACTTCTATCCTTCCCTCAAAGTCCCTTTGACTTTTGCAAGGTATCGCTTATAGTTCCTTTCGCTGGACGCAAGAGCCGCCCAGCATTTAACCGCAAAACAACAAAACAACAGTGAAAACAGTATCGCAATCAACCCTCGGTCTCGTTGTCCTTATCGCCGGTGTGCCTTCGAGCGCACAGGAATACGATGAAATGGCCAAGGAGGTCGGAGCATGTGTCGAAGACGCGTGTGACAATGTCATCTACCGCAGCTGGTTGGCTAACTTCCGCCCCAAACTGGCCGAAGCCCTGAACGCCAAGTTCGGTTCCACCCTCGCTTGGAACTTCAAGGAAGAAACCACCCCCAAGGGTGCGGTCAAGAAGATCTACGACAAGGAGACCACCTACCTGGGTCTCCTCAAGGAAGCTCTGACCACTTCCCTCGGCGGTGAGCAGTCTGCTCTCGACGCCATCCAAGACGTTGCAACCGAAGTCGCAGCTCGGTTCCCGTTCACTCTGGAACGCACCCGCACTGGTGGTAAGATCTCTGCTGAACACCTCGCTTCGGCTGACTCCCTTATCGAAACCATCGAGGCTGCTGGTGGTGACTACACCCGCTTCATGTCGAACATCAAGGCGAAGCTTCCGTCTTACGTCTTCGCCATCGACGAGTCCACCTCCAACCCAACCCGCGAAGCGGTGGCACTTGCCATTCGTGGGGTGCAGGAGCAGGCCATCCGTGCCGCTAAGGAATCCGCACTGGCTTCCCTGAGCTAAACCCCCCAAGGGGTGGGCGAGCGGTGCAAACTGTTCGCCCACCCTTTTCTTTACCATGCCCGCTCTAACTCCTGCTGGCTACTCGTCCACCTTTTCCGCAGCGGCGTTTCGCCAATGGGAAAAGGTAATCCACCAAGCAGTAGAACAATTCCCAACTCCAGTTCTTGTCCAATGCGAGCACCGCCGGCCTGATACTGTTTGTTCCCGCATCCGCGACGCAGCTAGAGGCTACTGGACTCACAACTACTCCTCTTATGTCAATCGCATCGACTTCTCCGAACGCTGGCCGCTCATCACAGTTACTCCAGCTGCAAACAATCAAGTCATCATTGGCGACAAAACGCACTTTTCAACTCCAACCACTGTTGAACAAGCTCTCTCTGGCACCAAAGCTGCCTCGCTTGACGTCACCTTCAACTGCACCACCCTTGATCAACTCAAGTCCTTTCTCTTCCTAGCCGACTCTTCTTGCTTCAACTCAACTCCAGTCAAACTAACCGGTCTCACACTGCCTTGCACCAACTTCCTTCTCAATGGAACCTACCAATTAACCTACCCCAACACATTCGTTGACGTTCTCTCTGCCAACGAAGCAATCATTCTCTAACCATGACATCTCTAACCAGTCCATACGGCGCGGTTGACCCGGAACACAAAACCCGAGTGCAATGCAACCTGCCAACCTCACTCTATCAAGAACTCTTTCTCCAAAGGTTCCCAATGCGCGGGGCACAAGATCGCATTACAGCGTCACTCTTGGTCTGGTTCCACAACGAGATGAACCGCAACGAAGTTCCTTCAACCTTCGAACTTGATAACGAAGCTTCGGCACAGGCGTTTCTTAACCAACTTAAGTTTACAAACATTCAACTAACAACACATGAACCTGCAACAACCACCATCTGACATCGACTACTCAGAGTCGCCACTACTAACCCTGCTCCAGCGTGACCCTTCTCAAATGTCAGACGCTGAACTCGATACCCACCTCAACGAACTGAACCAACTCAACGCCTCCCACCACGAGACTAAAAAAGCCATCGCCAACTCCCCGAAGAAACCCAAAGGTCTTGATCCTGAACTTCTCAAGTCACTACTGCAATGAACCTCGACCTCTCTAACCTAGGCACCGTCACTCTCGACGCACCATCACTCCGCCCCGCACCCAACGGTCCAGCCTCCCCCTTCCTAGTCCCGCATCCAACCGAACCCAACTCCTACATCCTCCGGGTCGACAACTCAACTCTCACCAAATTCCAAACCTGTCCTCGCGCCTCGGAATACTACAACCTATTCCGACGCACCTCCAACACTTCCCCCGCACTCGTCTTCGGTGGTGCAATCCACCAAGGTCTTGAAGTCCTCTACCGCAACGGGTTCACCGAAGAGTCACTTCTCATTGCCAAACAACGTTGCGCTCAGCACTTCGTCGACAACCCAGTCATCATGGACTGGCGCACCGACGCTCACGCTCTGACCTGTATCGATAAATACTACGACACCTTCAAGCACGACGACTCGATCTCCATCTTCCAATACGACGGCGCGCCCTTTGTCGAACGCTCCTTTGAAGTTCAAGTAGGTCACATTGACATTGAGGACTACTTTCCCTACGAACCAAAGCTCTTGCTTGGTCACTACTACGACGAAATCAAACACTGTGGTCCAAGTCTCCTCATCTCCAGACTCCACATCCACTGGATCGGTAAGATCGACGCCGTCGTCCACCACTACGGCAAGCTCATGGTCATGGATCACAAGACCACCACCATGCTAGGCGACACCTTCTTCGCCGACTTCGACCTCGGTCAACAACCAATCGGTTACACATGGGCTTGCCAACAAATCCTAGGTTACCGTCCCGACGGCTTCCTCGTCAACCCTCTTGCCCTTCGCAAACCCACCCCCACCGGCAAGTCCTTCGAGTTCCCACCACGTAAACCCTACTACTACACTGACGCCCAACTCACCGAGTGGCATCAGAACACCATGACCCTAGTCTCCGACTTCGTCTCTCACACCCTCCGCGGGTTCTTCCCCATGTCCACAGTCTGGTGCGTTGGTAAATACGGCATGTGCCCATACCACCAAGTCTGCACTCTCCCCACATCCCAACGCCCCATCATGCTCTCAACCTCTAACTTCTCCAACGTTACCTGGGACCCAACCACATGAAACTCCCCGTCATCCACGACCGAAACCTCCGCCACGAACGTCACCAACTCTACCTCGACTCCATCGCCGACCGTATCCACCACCGCCGCTGGCTCCACCGTCACAATCTTAACTCACGCTTCCGCCGGTGCGTCCCCGCTTACCAACTTGTTTGAGAGAACTATTCTCATGAACGATCCACGTAAACCTGTCTCTGACTTTCAATTCCACGAGATTGCATGGCGGGGTTTCTACCTTGCTATGACATCCCACGGTCGCATCCACCCACGTATCCCAGTTCAATGTCACAAACTCTCACTCTCCCGCCCAACTTCATTGTTCGCTTGCTTAGGCTCCGACGTGTTGCCAACTGGAGAGTTAACCGACCCCATTCTCAATGACCTTGAGACAGCCTTTATCACTGGTCTTGAATACCAAGACTACGACACCTATCACGCAACCTTTAAAACCATTCTTAAACGTCATGAAAAACTCGTCTCAACTGGCCGTCAAGAGACAGCTGGCTCTCTTGCTGGTTGGTTCACCCGGTAGTGGTAAGACCACTCTCGCCCTACAGTTTCCCAAGCCTTATGTGTTTGACTGTGACGGCAACCTCCAAGGGCCAGATGCGTATCTCCAACGTGAGAAGCGTTCAGCACCCTTCTTCTGGGACTCCGCGTTTACTGATGATGACGGTAAAGCCATCGCTCCGTTCCAACGTTACCTTCACTTTCAAAAGTGTATTGAACGCGCCGCGGCTGACCCTAACATCGAGACGATTATCCTCGACTCTCTCACAGGGTTTGCCGACATTGTAAAGGATGACATTCTCCGTCAGCGGTCGGCCAACCCGAGTGTTGGTAAGGCTGCCGTCCACGTCACTGAATCAACCCGCGGCATGACTCCAATGATGATGCCCGAGTGGGATACGTTTGGGTTCTACTTCCGTAACATCGTGACGCAAATGCGAACCCTTCCGAACAAGAACTTCATCCTCACTGCTCACATGGAGCAGGTTCAAAATGAAGCGGACAAGGTGTTCTACGAGTGTCTTGCACTCCAAGGTAACTCTCGTTACAAACTCTCGGGGTTCTTCACCGACACTTGGCAGACGCTTATTGCAGCAAGTGGTTGGGGTGACACCGCCAAGGTCGAACGTAAAATCCGCACCATTGCTTCGGGCGCTTCCGACATGAAAGGGAACAAGACAAGTCTCAACCTTCCTCAAGTGTTCTCAAATGAAGGTGACGCTGCAATGAAACTCATTCTCCCACAGATACAATGAAACCGAAAATTACCATCACCATCACAGGTAAACCCGCCACGGGCAAAACTCAGTTGATCAACCACCTGTGCCGTCTGTTGTTGGAACATCCCTTTGAACCTAAAGGCGTGGAACAGAAACCCGAGTTGAAAATTGTTGAGAAACTTTCCAGATGAAACGCCGCGCTCTCGTCGTAACACTCCAAGTCGACGACACCATCCCGGACGACATGCTCGCTCAGGATGTTCTCGATGACCTCGTTGACGCTGGCTACACTGTCGAGACCGTTAACCCTTTCGGAGGTGAGACGGAAACAGTTACACCTTCGCCGCTCTTTGGTTCCTTCTTTAAACCTAGTCTGTAACTAACATGAACGCCTTGACTATCCAACGTTTAACGACCAAACTCCACAAAGAATTACCTAAATTAGGTTCTGTTTGTGTTGAACGAAATCTTTGGTTTGATAAAACAACCTCTTACAAAAACCACGCTAACTCCCACTATCGTATTAGTGTTTTTGATTCTTCAGGTAACTATATCTCAGGAAGCAACATTGCCTTCGATGCTTCTTACAAACTAATGGAACAAACCATTCGAGAAATTTACAACATTGCGTTTCCCCTAGCTGTTGTTTAAAACTGTGCCATACCGCTCACATACCGGTGCCCTGTATGTGGCCACATTTCTGATACCGCGAATGCCTGTATGACTACATATAAGCAAAACCTGTAGGTCGTTGGTTCGAATCCAACCGTGCATCGGATGCACGTAGCTCAGTGGTAGAGCAACTGGACAAAAGGTCATCCAAACTACTTGTCGCGGTGTCAGAAATGTGGTAAAGCTAGATAACCACACCAAGATTTGCTGATCTCATGGTAATAAGAGACTGCCGGTGGGTTTCGGACACGTAGAATTAAAGAGCAGGTGTCGCTCGCCCACTGTTTACTTTCCCCACAACTGTGGAAACGCCGAGGGTCGAACCCTCACTCAACAAAACAAAACAACACTGATATGTCAGACCAACCCCTGCTCAACCTGTCCGTAGACATCGCCGGCCACGACGCCACCTACCCCTTGATCCCACCTGGTGATTACCCATTCACCATCAAGTCCCTCGGAGTCGATGACAACAAGGACAAGACTGGGCGTAACCTTGTGGTGGAATTCTCCACGGCGCAACCACTTACCTCCACTCGCGGTAAGGCAATCGCCGTTGGGCACACCCTCAAGAACTTCTTCCCACTTCAAGCCACTCCCGACGCAATCGAGAAGGGCACGCCTAACAAGTGGAAAGACCGTATCTGCCTCCTCATCGACGCTGCGTTGTCGACCAACGAAAGCAACCGACCCAACCTCACCCCAGAGGTCGCTGCTGCTCTCATTGGTAAAACCCTCCTTGGCTCAGTGGCCATCGAGTCGTCTGCACAATACGGTGATCAAAACCGTCTTGGCAACGTCAAACCCTTGAGCTAATCCCAACCATTACCGGGTGTAGGTCTAACCAACTTACACCCGGTTTCTTTTTGTCATGACTGCAAATACTACAATCCCCTTCTCATACCCCCGCGAGGCAACTCTCGTCGAATTCTCCCTCATTCGTATCAAGGACGACCGCACCTCCTTCGAACGCTCGCGTGAAGACTTCTCACACGTCCAAGAACTAGCGGACAACATTTCCAAATATGGTCTCATCCACCCACCACTTCTCTCCGCAGAACACATCCTCGTTGCCGGTGAGTGCCGCATTCGTGCGATGCAGCTTCTCCAAACCCCACTCTTCCCCGTCCTCTACCGTGAGAACCTCACCCCATCCGAGGTCGCTGAACTCGAACTCATGGAGAACCTCAAGCGCCGCAACTTCAAGTGGCAGGAGACGGTTCTCAACATGCGCAAGGTTCACAAACTCAAATTCTCCGAAGGTCTCACCACCGGCAAAGAGTGGCTGCAATCCGAGACCGGCGCGCTCTTCGGTTACCACCGCACCTACGTTGGCAACGCTCTCCGCGTAGCCGACCTTATTCTCGCTGGTGACAAAGAACTCCTCGAAGCTAACGGCATCAAGGAAGCATTCGACATCCTCAAGACACGTGCTCTTTCCCGTGCCGTCGCAGAGAAAGCCCTTCGCACCTCCCAAAGTTTGGGTCTCTCCAACCCAACGCCACTCCCGTCCTCAGGTGCATACATGATCAACCTCGACGGCACGGCCCCGTCTTCTTTCCAACAACTCCCATCCCTTCCCGAGTCCGAGAGAACTATTCTCACTGACCTCGATGGGCCTAAAGAAGTTAGCCATGCGCCGGTGGAAAACACTGTGGACTTTAGTCAGTTGTTTATCTTTGGTGACTCGATCGAAGTCATGCGGGGTATGAGTGATAAAAGTGTTGATTGTATTGTCACCGACCCGCCTTATGGAATTGACATGGCAAATCTGGACACCAACAAGGATCTCCACCGGACGGTGAACGAACACGGTGTGGAAGAAAACCTCGAACTCCTTCCGCGGTTTCTGGAACAAGCATTCCGGGTGTTGAAAGACGACTCGTTCTGTGTGTTCTGGTATGACATGGAACATCACCAGAAGCTGGTTGACTGGGCGGAAGGAGTAGGCTTTGACGTTCAACGCTGGCCGCTGATCTGGGTGAAGACTCATCCGTGTCGTAACTCCGCACCGTTCCACAACTACACCAAAGCCACCGAGGCTGCGATGGTGTGTCGCAAAGGCAAACCCAAGTTAAAGAAACCTATGGTGAAGAACTACATCATGGCGGACGGTATGGCTGAGCGCAAGATGTATGACCATCCGTTTATTAAACCACGTGACGTGTGGAACTTTATCCTGGAAGGTGTTGCGTTTGCTGGTCAGACAATCCTTGATCCGTTCGCCGGTCAAATGTCGTGCCCGCGTGCTGTGTTGAACGCCGGTATGCGCCCACTTGCCATTGAGAAAAACCCGTATCACTTCGTGCAGGGTGTTGGTCACATGGAAAAGTTGTTCAAAGAAATGACTCTCAACAAGTGTAACATTGTCAACGATCCCCGTGGTAACATTCCAGTGGAAGCGTTCCAACCTGAGCTTAAGCCAGTGCTGGATTCTATCCAAGCTGACATTGATTCCTTAATTGCGTAACATCATGACCACTCACGAACTCGCTAAGAAACTACTCGACGGTCCTGATGTTCCTGTTTGTGTAAACGACAAGGAAAGCCGCTACTCACAAGAAGTTGCTGACATCTTCCGTTATGGTGGTGATTGGAAACATCTTGACGAAAATGGTGACGTTAAACAAGCTGAACACATTGTAATCTCATGACCTTTGACCTTAACATATCCGCTCCTCAACCAACCCGCAAATACGTCCCTAATGAAATCCCCACTGCTGTCGCACCTTACCGCATCATGCTCCTTGGTGACATCCCCGGAGAAACTGACTATGAAGCTCAGTTACCGTTCATGGGACACGCCGGACAATTGCTTTCACAGGTGCTTTCTGGGTCTGGTATCCAGCGATCTGGGTGTTATATTGCCAACGTTGTTCAATACGTCCCTGAGCGTAACAACATTGGAATGTTTCACCCGCACGGGTTTGAGTTCACTGAGTCGAGAAAGAACATTGAGCGGGAGTTAACTTCCTTCCGTCCCAACCTCGTCGTCCTTCTGGGTGACGAGGCTTTGAAGTTTGCAGGTCACGGGGACAAGAAGGTAGCCAAGTGGCGAGGTTCAATTCTCCAATGCACTCAAGTCGGTAATCCCTTGTTCGGGCTTAAGCTCTTACCAACCTACCACCCTAGTTCAATCCTCCGGGTATGGGACGACTTGCCGTTGTTTACGTTTGACATTCGAAGGGCATTGGTGCAAGGCCAAGACCCTGTCATCAACCGACCAAACCGACATCTTGTTACAACTTACAGTGTCGGGGACATCACCCAACGCTTTCGCAAACTTCGAGAAGATGGTAAACTTGTCACCCTCGACATTGAAGGTTACGTCTACGCCGTTAGTTGCATCGCCTTCGCCACCTCACCAACCGAAGGCTTCTGCGTTCCACTGTTCTCATTGAACCGTGCCGACCTTCGTATCGTCCTCCGTGAGATGTGCGAATTCCTTAAGGACGCTAACGTCCCAAAGGGTTTGCAGAACGGTATGTATGACGCCACGGTCCTCGCCTTAACCTACAACGTCCTGATCCGTAACTTCTCCCAAGACACCCTCCTCGCCTCGTGGGAGATCTACCCGGAGTTAGCCAAAGACCTGGGCACTCAAGCCTCGATTTGGACCGACGAACCCTACTACAAGTTCGAGCGCAAGACAGACGACATGGCTGTTCACTACAACTACTGTGCCAAGGACGCAGCTGTGACGTTTGAAATTCTTGAGAAGCAGACCAAAACCATGGACCCTGTGGCTACGGGGCATTACAACTTCAACGTTCGTATGCTACGACCCCTGCTCTACATGCAGATCAAAGGCACGCGTTTCAACGTAGACCTTGCTAAACAAATCGAAGCCGAGAACCGTGTCCGTGTCTCTGAAGTGTCTGACCGCCTCAAGCAACACGCCTGTGACCCTAAGTTCAACCCCAACTCACACACTCAGGTTAAGAAACTCCTATACGACAAGTTCCGTCTACCCAAACAATTCAAGAAAGTCGCAGGACGCAAGACTGCTGATGTCATCTCCGACGTAAGCTCACTCCTCCAACTCCTCAAGACCTACCAACTCCCGGTCATCATCGACCTGCTTCTCTACTCCCGCCTAAACAAACGTTCCCAATACATCAACATGAAATACGACCGGGATGGTCGAATGCGTTGTTCTTACAACGTAGTCGGTTCTGAAACCGGGCGCCTCTCCTGTTCCAAAGCTGCCAACGGCACGGGAGACAACCTCCAAACTGTTCCCCGTGACCTCCGTAAACTATTCCTCGCTGATGAAGGTTATGAATATTTCCAATGCGACCTTGCAGGCGCTGATGGTTGGACTGTTGCTGCTGAGTGTGCCGCTCGTGGTGACCGACGGATGCTTGACGACTATCTCTTTGGTCTCAAACCGGCAAAGATTATAGCCCTGTTGTTTTTGTGTTCCCACTACCACCACAACGCTGACCTTGCCAAACTCAAGTTCCCACTACTCCATGAACTCGAACCTTACTTTGCTGCTAACCCACGTAACGTCAACGACTGGTCCCGCGATCAACTCAAAGCCGCCTCCAAGTTCGTCACTGAAGACGGACCAGCAGGATGGCTTTACTTTACATGTAAGCGCACGCAGCACGCCACAAACTACGGCACGGGGACAGACACAATGGTTGATCAAGTCTTGTTGGACAGCTACAAAGTCCTAGGCAATCCAGTCATCATTCCCAAGACCGACGCCTCAGTCCTCCAAGACCTCTACAACATCCGTTACCCCGGCGTTAAGTTCTGGCAGGACGATTGCAAATACAAACTCAAACACTCCCGAGGTTTCCCCGAACAAGTCGACGCCTCAGGTCACATCCGTAAGTTCTTCGGGCGCACCACCGACCACGCCACCTACCGTTCATGGCTCTCTCACCAACCCCAAGCAAACACAACCTATGCAACCAACCTAGCAACCGAAAAACTCTGGATGGACCCCGGCAATCGCTCTGGTCCATCTCTCACCATCCAACCACTTCACTCAGTTCACGACGCCCTTTGCGGTCAATGGCCCATTTGGTTTCGTGACCAAGCTCAACTTATGGTAAAATCCTACTTCGAAAACCCAATCACCATCGCCGGCACAACCTTAACAATCCCCTACGACGGTGGCTACGGTCCATCTTGGGGAGAAGCAAAGACTCCATTCCAATAAACAAACAACATGAACACAACAGACTCCGTCTCTTCCGTCGCAGCTACCCTCGCCCAACGCCAAAACGTCCACGGTGACTTCAGCGACAACTCGTTAGCTACTCAGCGTTGTATGGACGCCTTGATGCTTTGTCCATCATGGCATGAAATGAGTCCCAGCGCCAAAACCGCAACCTTCCTCATCATCCAAAAACTCTCCCGTGCTGCGTCCGGCAACCCTTGGCACTCCGACCACTGGCATGACATCCAAGGCTACGCCAAACTTGTCGAGGATCGTCTTAGCCCACCA